TGGCGTTTGCGCGGCCAGTCGCGCGGGCATCGCATCCTCCGTGCGCGAGCGACCTAGCATCGCCCAAAAGCTCCAATGGAGGAAAGGTGGTCGAAGCAGTGATGCGCTATGCACTTTCGGCATACTCCAAAGGGCACATTTTCGCGGATCGTGCTGTCGCCTGTCGAAATTCGCCAGTTCCGGTGTGCTGCGATAAGCCGACTATTCCAGCTATGTTGAACTTCGTTAGGGCCAACAACCGACATCATTGGCGCATTGGACACGGTCAGTTCACTTTACGAAGAACCATTCTTTTCATGTCGGCAAGGAGGCGGTAGCCCTCCGCAAGCTGCAACAGGTACTGTCTCTCTGATCCCTGCGGTAAGCGAGCAGCATCTTCACGCAGTGCCTTCACCAGTTCGTCGCACTGGTCTACGGTCAAGTGTTCCTCTTGCATCGTGGCCCTCACGCAATCGATTTGGGCAATTCCCAACCAATGTGGCCCGAGGCGTTCCCGGAAGGCTTGTTGTCCGGCGCGGGAGTAGTTTGTCACACTCATGTCACCTGAAGCTATGCATGTGTGGCAAGCTCTCCAAATTCTTATATTGCTGCCGTTCGCATAGTTCTCGCCGGTTTTGCTCCCGCGGATATCGCGCAGCCTGAGTTGACCTCTTGAGCACGGTCACCTTGATGGGGCGCTGCGCTGTGTCCGCGTTGGGTCAAAAGCGGTAAGGCTCGGAACGAGCAAATGTTTTCCGGTTTGTGCCTCAAAGCAGATGCAAGGCGTTTGTGAGTACACGCCCTATCGGCTTCCAATCTGGGCCGTGGCGATACCTCTGCATGAGATCGCCGCACTTGGAGCAGCGCTCACCGCCGCTGATGGGGATAACGTTGGGATCTTTGCTGCGACTCATTGAGCACCGCGGGGTCGCTAGAGACTCACAATTCAGATTCTGAAGAATCTATCCTCATAACCAACTGTATTTGTTGAAAGAGTCTTTCAAAGACTCAGTCCTGACCGGTGGCTGAGGAAGGGTTCAGCGGCCAACACCCCCCCCACCCCCCATGGAAAATAAATCCATGGAGGTTGGGAGAGGTTGGCCGCCGTCCTGACCGTATGGAGCCGGAATGGGACGAGCATGGCCTGTCTCGGCTTTTTCCAGATGCACATCCGACAAGGGACTGGCCCTCACACCCTGCGCAACGCGGCACCCCCTCTGGATGGATACGGTGACGCCGATCCCCTATCTAGGATCGGTCTGAATGTATTTCAACTTTTTTCTTGACTCCCCTGAATTTCCGTAATTAATTTCAGCTAAATTCAGATAAGAAATTCGGCTCGCGGCCCAACCGGCATTTTCTCCTGCAGCTGCTGACCACCCCCTCCATCCCATCCCACTCGGAGTTTATTCCCTTGGCCAAAATCACCGCGCCTCCTCCAACCACGCTCGTTGCCGCGCCTGAACAGCCGCGGGAGATGGTTGTCATGCAGCCAGCTTCCCCGCCCTCCGCTGCCATGGGCATGCTGCAGATGATCGAGCGCGCCGGCCGCGACCCCAACTTCGACGTCGAGAAGTTTGAGCGCCTGGTAGCCGTTCAGCAGAGCGTGCAGTCGCGCGAGGATGAGCGCGCCGACCGCGAGGCCGAGCTCGAGGCCGAGAGCGCCTTCAATACGGCTATGGCGGCCGTGCAGGCCAACATGGGGCGCGTCTCGGCGGACGCGAACAATAGCCAGACGCGCAGCCGGTACGCCACCTATGGGGCCATGGACCGCGCCCTGCGCCCGCTCTATGCGCCGGCGGGCTTCGCCCTGTCCTTCAGCGAGGAGACCGGTGCGGCCTCCGAGGGGTACGTGCGTGTCGTCTGCTACGTGACGCACACCGCGCCCGGCGCCAAGCGCAGCCACACCCGCAAGTATCATGTCGATATGGCGGCCGACGGCAAGGGCGCCAAGGGCAACGACGTGATGACCAAGACCCACGCGATCGGGTCCGCCTTCACCTACGGCCGCCGCTACCTGCTCGGAATGATCTTCAACCTGGCGATCGGTGATGACGACGACGGCAACGCCGCCGGCGTGACCGGCCCGGTGATCAACGCGGCACAGCTGACCACGCTTGAGGAGCTGGCCAAAGAGGTTAAGGCCAACGTCGAGCAGGCCTGCAAGTACCTCAAGATCAACTCCCTGGCCGAGTTGCCGGCGGCGAAGTTCGACAACGTCGTCAAGCTGCTCGAAGCCAAGAGGTCGCCGCTGTGATCCAGATCATCGACTGCGAGCAGAACTCGCCGGAGTGGTTTGCCGCGCGTCTCGGCATCCCGACCGCCTCTCAATTCGGCACCGTCCTTGCAAAGGGACGGGACGGCGGCGCAAGCGCCACGCGCCGGACCTACATGGCCAAACTCGCCGCGGAGATCGTCACCGGCAGGCCGACAGAGTCGTTCTCCAACGAGCACACGGAGCGCGGTCACGTCTTGGAGCCGGAGGCGCGCGAGCTCTACAGCTTCATGTCCGACAGCCAGCCCAAGCTGGTCGGCTTCGTGCGCAACGGCAACAAGGGTGCAAGCCCCGACTCGTTCATCGCCAACAATGGCATCCTGGAGATCAAGACCAAGCTGCCACACCTGCTGGTCGACGTCCTGCTGAAGGATGAGTTTCCGGCCGAGCACCGCGCGCAGTGTCAGGGCAATCTCTGGGTCTGCGAGCGCGAGTGGATCGACATCTCGGTCTACTGGCCCGACCTGCCGATGTTCATCAAGCGCGCCTACCGCGACGAGAAGTACATCGCGAACCTGTCCTCCGAGATCGATCGCTTCAACGACGAGCTGCAGGAGATGGTCGCACAGATCCGTGCCAAGCAAGGTTATGGGAGGGCCGCATGAACGCTATCAACCGCGTCGGCCAGAGGGTGGTCTGCATCACGCACAAGACCGTGTGGCTGCACGTCTGCCCCGAGATGAAGACCCATCCGGAGCTGGGCGGCGTCTACACGGTCATGGGGTTTGCGACTCTCGACGGCGACATCCCTGGCATCCACCTGCGCGAGATCGGCGGCTTCACCTGTCAGTGCGCGCAATTCAATGAGCAGCCATGGCCGCTCGCCGCCTTCCGCCCGGTCGACACACGCAAGACCGACATCAGCGAGTTCAAAAAGCTCCTGAATCCCACCCCAACCAAAACGCCGGAGAAGACTCCGGAGAAGGTAGACGCATGACCAGCAAGATCAAAGAAGCCTCAATGACCGTAGTCGACACTCTGCAGACGAGCGGTCTGTCGCCGCAGGACAGCCTAAACGCCCTGGCGATCGCTTTGACGGGCATGGTCTTCGCGCTCGCCAAGACCAATAGCGCAGACCCCGACGTCATGATCGGTGGCATCACGCGGATGCTCTGCGAGGGCACCAGCCTCCTCGACACGCAGTTCGTGCATGCTGAGAGCGAGCCTGCATGACCACTCGTCGTCCCGTCGCCTACGTCTTCGACGGCAAGGCCATGGTGCCAGAACAGCTCTGGCAGGCCACGCGCCAGTACGAGGTCGGCAAGCGCTACGTCCTTGAGGATTTCGATGAGGACCGCTCTGACGCGAGCCATCGGCATTACTTCGCTGCCATCCGCAAGGCCTGGCAGAACCTGCCGGAGGACAAGGCGATCCGCTACCCGACGCCGGAGCACCTGCGCAAGTGGGCGTTGATCAAGTCCGGCTACGTGGTCGAGCACACGCATGTGTGTGAGACCGAGACCGGCGCGATCGCCCTGGCGGCGTTCTGCGCCAAGGCCGACGAGTCCGCGGTCATCATCATCCGCGGCAACGTCGTTACCACCGCGGTCGCGGAGTCGCAGTCGCTGAAGGCGATGAAGAAGGAACGGTTCCAGAAGTCGAAACAGGATGTGATCGACTTCTGCGCCAACATGATCGGCGTCGATCCCAAGACGCTGTCTGCAGAAGTTTCGTCCGGTGATGGTCATGGGGTCCGGACGGAAGATGCGCCCGCGACTGTTGATGCCGCGGGCGTCATCGAGGTGCAGTCCAATCTCTCGCCGGATTGGTTCGATGTCTATTGCTCGACGCTCAACAGCGTCGAGCTCAACAGGAAGCCCCTGAAGGACCGGCACAACATGGCGCTCCAGATGTTGGGCGGCGAGCCGGTCGAGGAGGAGCTGAACCTGATGCGCCGTGCGGCGACCTGGGTGCAGCGACGCGAGCGCAACCAGGTCACCCAGCAGGAATACGACGACGCGATCGCTCGTCTGAAAGAGGAGACATGCAACGCAATCTCAGAGACGCCATCAATCTCATCAGAGGGCGAGGTGGCACCGACATCACCGTCGAAGCAGGAGGACGGCACACCGTCGTCAGCTTCCTTGTGCGAGGCAAGCGCGAGCTAGTGCGTATGCATCGCGGCAACAAGGAACTGGACTATTGCGCGAGGCGCCTGCGCTCTGAACTTAGACGCGTCGGGCTTGAGGGTTGAAGAATGTTTATCCGAGTGATGGATGTGGAGACCACCGGACTGCCGCCCGACGCGGCAGTCTGCCAGATCGGCTGGACCGACGTCGTGCTGAATGACTGCATCGCAAGCGTCTCGAAGCCGTATCAGTTGCTGATCAATCCGCACCGCAAGATTGCGTGCGAGGCGACGGCGGTCCACCACATCCGCGACAAGGATGTCGAGGGCGCTCGGGACTTTCCGGAAATCCGCGCTCACATCCTGCGTGCGCCGGTTGATGCGGTGTGCGCTCACAATGCCGTCTTCGAGCGCAACTTCATCGACGCCGGCACGAGGCCGTGGGTCTGCACCAAAAAGATCGCCATGCGGATCTGGCCGGATGCGCCCAACTTTCAGAATCAGACCCTCCGCTACTATCTCGGCATCGACGAGGCGGAAAGATTCACGGCGTTCTTTGCCAGCCCCACTCATCATGCCGGTCCTGACAGTTACGTCACGGCCCACATCCTCGCCGCCGCGTTGGAGCGCGAGAGCTTCGACCAGCTGATCAAGTGGAGCAACGAGCCCTCGCTCCTGCCCGGCGCCATCCAGTTCGGCAAGCACAAGGGCACGCCCTGGTCGAAGGTCGATCCGTCGTACCTCGACTGGCTCGTGTACAAGGCTGGCGATCTCGACGAGGACGTGAAGTTCACCGCGCGCCACTGGCTCACCCGCAGGCGCAACGATGATCGATAGCAGCGGCAGGTCTGTTGATGAGTGGATTGGGAAGACTCCAGACAGCCCGATCCCACCGAAGGTCAAGCTCAGGGTGTTTCAGGCCTACGACGGTGTCTGTCCGAAGTGCAGTCGCCAGCTACAGCCCAGGAAGTGGGAATGCGACCACATCGTCGCATTGATCAATGGCGGCGAGAACCGGGAGTCCAATCTGCAGCCCCTGTGCAAGTCGCCCTGCCACTCGCAGAAGACCAAGGTCGATGCGGCAGAGAAGTCGCGGGTCTACCGCAGGGCAGCCGCTCATCTCGGCATCAAGCGCCGCAAGGGGCCGCCGATGCCGGGCTCTAAAGAGAGTGGCTGGAAGCGGAAGATTGATGGGACTCTAGAGCGTCGGAGGTAGAAGCTAGTGGAAGACGGAGATGTAAAATGAGGAGATCGGACCCGTATCAGGAGCGCGCCCGCGAGCTGTGCCAGGCCGCCGGAGTCGATCCCGACTCCCGCGTCGGTGAAGGACGAGGCCAGCCGGCGTGGTGCCTCTATCGCGACGCTGCGCTTAAAGAGCACCTGGGCCTCGAGGCCGAGGCCGCCCGTGCGGAGATTGCGAACCTGCGGCCACAGGAGGCCCGCTTCCAAAACGCGCCACTGAAGCTCTACGGCGAGCACGACGAGGCTACCATCGCCCAGATGCGCAACTGCATGGCCGTCGGCAATGTGGTGTCCGGCGTGATCTGTGCTGATGGCCACCTTGGCTATGCTCAGCCGGTCGGCGGCGTCATCGCCTACGAGAAGCAGATCAGCATCTCTGGCGTCGGCTTCGACATCGGCTGCGGCAACATGGCCGCGCGCCTCGACACGCCATTCGAGTCGATCCGCGACGTGGCACCCCTGCTCGCCCGTGACATCGCCAAGGCGATCTCATTCGGCGTCGGCCGCACCAACGTCGAGCGCGTCGAGCACGAGCTCTTCGACGACGGCTTCGCCTGGCTCGAGAGCGACATGGAGGGTTACCGCCAGAAGGCAGCCGCCCAGCTCGGCACCGTCGGCTCCGGCAACCATTATGTCGATCTGATGCGCGACGGGGACGGCTTCGTCTGGGTCGGCGTCCACTTCGGAAGCCGCGGCCTCGGCCACACCAGCGCGACCCGCTACCTGAAGGCGGCGGGCGGCAAGAATGGCATCAACGTGCCGCCCGCGATCGTGGACGAGGACTCCGAGCTGGGGCAGCGCTACATCGCCGCCATGCAGCTCGCCGGCCGCTACTCCTACGCCGGCCGCGAGTGGGTGGTCGAGCGCGTGCGGCAGATCATCGGCGGCAACATCACCGAGATGGTCCACAACCACCACAACTACGCCTGGCGCGAGACGCACGACGGCAAGGATCTGTGGGTCGTGCGCAAGGGGGCGACGCCGGCCTTCCCAGGCCAGAAGGGATTCGTGGGCGGCTCGATGGGCGACGATGCCGTGATCCTGGAGGGAGTCGACTCCCCCGAGGCCAAGGCCTCGCTCTACTCCACCGTCCACGGCGCCGGCCGCCTGTTCGGTCGCAGGGAAGCGAAGCGACGCTTCACGAGCGATGAGATGGACCGCTGGCTGCTCGATCGCGGCGTCACGCTGCTCGGCGCCGGCCTCGATGAAAGCCCGATGGCCTACCGCCGCCTGCCCGACGTCCTGGCGCAGCACGCCGGCACGGTGAAGGTGCTGCACACGCTGCGCCCGTTCGTCGTGGTGATGGCCGGCGAGAACGAGTTCGACCCATTCAAGGATTGATCCAATGAGCATCATGACGAAGGTGCCGGGCGTCCCTGACAGGGACCAGGCGAAGCCTGGCATGGCATACTTCGCCGGCACTGGCCCGGCTAAGCGCTGCGGGGATTGCAAGTTTCGCAGCTATCGCCGCGGCGGCCGCACCACCCATGCCTGTGCGATGTTTCACGAGCTGACCGGCAGGCATGGTCCCGAGATCAGGAAGGACTATGATGCCTGCAAGTATTTCCAGCCGAAGCCGAGAGACCAATGAGCGATCTACGCACAATGGTGTTTGCCGATTTAAACAACGCGAAAACGAACGGCTACTTCGAGCCGGGCGAATGGCTGCACGGCATGAACGCGGAGAGCATCGCTGAGGACATGATTATGTTCGTCGATGACATGATGGACCGCGACCCAGAAGAGCTGATCCCGCACATCTCCGAATGGCTTGAGCTGCAGGCGCGACAATGACGTCCGCGGAGGACGATTCCGATCCCGGCCTGTTCGTGACCGACACCGAAATGTTCAGGCGCCTGAACGTGCCTGAAAAGATCGGGCGCGCGGCCGTGCGGGAATTGGAAAAAGATACCCCAGGGCGTCCGAAATTTCCTCAGAAAGATCCTCTAATCGGAAGAAGGTTCTGGCCTTCTGTCGTAAATTATTTCAGAATGCGTCACGGCCTGACGGCGAGTCCGCAGGCCGCCCCCCAATGGCAGGAGAGAAGACGCTATGCGACCCCCAAGGCCGGAGAAACCGGCACATCTAGAGACGCGAGGCCTCGCCTGGAGACCCCGCGCGAAACACTGGACCGCGTTCTGGCTGGCACAGCCGGATCTCGTAAAGCGCGGCTACCCGATCAAGAG